TACCCACAACTTCACCATTACCTCTTATGGCCCCTGAACCCAGTTTCTTTAAATCTGGATCTCTTGTTTCTAAGTCGATTGCTATTTCTTCTGCTTGTCTTAAATCAGGAAACTCTGTAGGAGCTACCCATTCTGTATTTGGCATTAACATTATTTATGTACTCCTATCATATTAAAGTTTAAGACTTGTTTATTGTTTAAAAAATAATCACCAATTATTTCTTTCCATTCATAATTAGGAAGTAATTCTTTTATAATATGTTGATTACCATTGGTGTGTTCAGTTTTAACGGTATGATATTCAGTCATAATAACCGGTTTATGCTTTTCAATTAAATTTAAACCACCTTTGATTACAAAATGTTCGTGACATTCAACATCGATTTTAATTAAATCTAATTTTTTAAGATGATTAAATTTTTTATCTAACGTACATTTATAAATTGGAAGAAAACCAGATTTCTGATCCATAAATTGTATCTTAGTATTTCCAGAATTAATACCTTCAACGTCATATCTAAAATCATTAGTTATAAACTGTTCATCAACATCGCTGACTGCTTCTTGAAACGTTTGTACATTTTTAATTCCATTTAAAATTAAATTAGTACAAAGTATTTGATGAATGAATCGCTGCATCTCAAAAGCAAATATATATCCTTGAGGACAATACATAGCAAAAGGAACAGTGTGTACACCTATATGGGCGCCCACTTCTATAATAACAGAGTCTGGTTTTAGATGTTTAATACACTCACGATAAACTTCATTTTCCCATCCACCATATTTTCTTAGAGCTTCTGGTATATACAAATCATTATTGATTGTAAGAAATTTACCTCTGTTAGTATTAATCTGTTCTAGTTTTAACATTATTTCTTTTTGTTCATGTCTTTCATCTTTTTAATTTCTAATTCACAATAATGAATTATTTTTTCTAAATCTTGTATACCGTTTTTATTTTTATAACGACATACATACTTAATAACATTTCCTTGAAAAAAGGAAAGGTCGTTTTTAGAAATAAATTCATAGGGTTGAATGTGAAAATTTTTGTAGTGATTCCCGCCTATCTGTTTATCTTGTGGAAATGCACTTTCAAACATGTCTTTATTTGTCATTACTTTAATACCTCCATTATGTTTATTATGTAATAAGTTAATATAAATGTAATCATTATGTCTCTTGTTAGTATTCTCATGTTTATCCTTTATCTGTGGCAGTTGTTATTTTGGCCGAGTATGATTATTGTATAGGGAGTCGAGAAACCAAAATAACTTTCTGGAGCACGATGCTGCCACACACCGTGTTGAAAATTCTCTATCCCGTTCTGTTTATACTTAAAGTATAATTCTTTAAAATTTGTATTCATTTCTTCTAGTTTTTGCTTTCAACATATATAAATTATTTCTTGCACGTGTTGATCCTACGTACCAAACTCTATGTTCTTCATCATTTTTACTGTCACTTTTTTTAACTGCTTGTTTTATTTTACGTCCTAAATCTAAACAAAGTATTACATTATCTTCTTCACCACCTTTAGCCGCATGAATAGTAGATAATTGTATACGTGCTTCTGCATCTAAATCTTCTCCATTGTTCAGCATTTCTTTTATATAGTTTCTATCTTCTATCTTTGCTTTTTCAAATGCATCAAACCAATCTAAATCAGATTTCCAATCTTTCATAGGAAGTCCAATATATTCTTCTACATCTTTTGATTCTTTTTCTTCTAAAACTTTTCCTCTTTGCCATGAATTATAATTCACAATTGCATTATATAATCTAACTGTAAAACTTTTTCCTTTGTTTGTTTGATAATATAAATTTCTTTTCCTTAATTCTTTTGTCATATCAACTAATCTACTAATTGTTCTAGTTAATATTAAATACTTTCCTTCTAATAAATTTAACTGATCTAAATTATTTATTCTAAATGATTCACCTTCAAAGTCTCTTGGATAATAAATTTTTTCTTTTCTAAGTCCTCTTATTTTTTCTAATGGTAATTCAGATTGTTCTTGTACTGCTCTTGATATTCTTTTTGAATACTTTAATACTTTTTCTTTTCCCGGTTCCTGTATAAATCTATCAACATCTGCACCTGCCCAGGCAAAAATAGCTTGATCATCATCACCAGCTAAATAAATATCATCTGCATATTCTTTTAACTTATCAAATAATTTCCATTGTAGTGGAGATAAATCTTGAGCTTCGTCAATAAATATAACTTTAAATTTAGGTAAATTTTTTTCTAGTAACTGATCAATCATGTCATTAAAATCTAATTTTTCCATTGTATCTTTGTATGCTTTTAAATTTTTATCTAAGTCTTTTAATATCCAAGGTTTTATTTCTTTTTTATTATGTTCATTTCTATCTAATTCTTCTTCTACTGTCGTACATCTATTCATAGCTCTACCAATCATTTTAAAATATGGACTTTCAATATTAAGATAAAATATTTCTTCCTTATTATATTTATCGTAATACTTAATTTTGATATTTAATTTCTTTCCTATATCTACATAATCTTTTGGTTGCATAACCATAGTGTCATCTAAGTCTAATTGATCGTATGCAAATGAATGTATAGTTCTAAAATAATATAATTTATCAGAGTCTACCGGCATTCTATCTCTAGCAACTTTCGCTGCTTTTTTAGTAAATGCAAAATAACCAATTTTATCTAATGGTGTTCCTATTCTAATATAAGCTTTTGCTCTACTAATTAGTTTATGTGTTTTACCTGTACCTGGAGGACCAAAGTATTTATATATCACTACACAATCTCCTCTGGTTTTTCATAGTCTTGTATTTCAATTATGTCTTCTTCTTTTTCTTCAAATAAATATAATGGAATTTTTGCACAACCAGTTATACCTGAATATGGTTTACCTGTTTTCTTATCTTTACCTGGAAATCTTTTCTTTATTCCAAAATCAGGTTTAGGTAAATGTTCTTCTTCTTTCTCAAACATTTTTGTAATCATATAAGAAGTTCTAGAAGAATCTTTTTTCCATTCATTATCTTTTAAATCATTATAAAACTCATCAAAAACAAAATAAGCATAGGTTTCATCTTTTAATACATTACCACTTCTAAATGAATTGTAAGACGTAGCTGTTGTACTATGTATATAATGTTTCAAATGTTTCTTTAATATCTCCATAGGAGTGGTCCCTGGAGCCGGTTGCACTGTATCTTGTGTCGCAACTAATGCTTTTATTATTTCGTAAAAATCCATTGCTTTAATAGGAGGAGGTATCTCATCTGCTTGAGCCATGATCAAACCTCTAAGTTCTTGTTGATCTTTTATTTCATTTTTACTTTTAGCATGAACGGTAACACTCTCTCCATCTTCTCTTTCTACATCAAAATAATATTCTGGATCAGGTTTAAAATCTACTTTAGTTAAATTAGATAATCTAGGCCATGAGATTTTTTTATCTGACATAATTCCAAATTTTCTTTTTACACATTCAGATTTAATACATACTGGTGCAAGTAAATCACTAGTACAACTATAACCTTTCTCTTGTTTCTCCCAATGTTTTATTTTCTTTTTAATATGATCATCAGTCCATATCTCATCAAATTCAAAATAATTTCTTCCTGCTTTTAAAACCATTTTACCCCAATTATCAGGATATTTTTTCTTAGCAAAAACCATGTAGTTATATAAAAATCTATCTCTACCATCTGTCATTTTTTCTTTTGATAATATTTCTAAACACGGTGGACCATCTTTAAATTCATCTGCACCACCTGTTAATTCTTTTTGAATAATACTATTTGATATTTCTTTTAATTTTTCTGCGGTTACTGTATTTAATTCAATACAGTTTAAAAATAATTCAAAAGACATTTCTTGTCCTGATGGATCTAATGCTACTCTCTCATCTTTATTAAAATAAGGTAGATTAATAAAATTACCATTAATCTTATCTCCATCTGTATTGGTTCCTAGTTTAGTTTGTTTAGGAAATACTTCAGTTGTAATTGGTAACTTAAATAAAAATAATACTTGTTCTAAAAAATCTTTTATTTCTTTTGCTTTTACAAATTCTTTTGTAAATACATATAAATGTAGTCCATTACTTTTAGATCTAATTGGTATTAATGGTAATTGTTTTTCCTGAATAGTATCAAGATAAAATTTTATATCTAAATCTTTATATATCTTTGGATCAATATCTATTGCACCAAATCTTGCAAAACCATTGTCATCACAAGGTTGAATACCTATTGATTTTTTTCCATGTAAATGAAGTTGGTAATCATTATCTGTAATAGGTTTACCCGACCAACCATAATCACCTGCATTGAATTTTATTTTTCCTGTATTAGGATCTTTGTATCCATTTTTAATATTACAGAAACCGTAATTACGTTCTAATCCTGTAAAATACTTTCTAAATTCTATCATATCTATTTCCTAAGCTAATTTTTAAGGCCGGATCCACTCTCGCATCACCGGCCTCTGTGACCACAATTGTATTAAACAATATCCTCAGTTTGAGGTTTATTGTCTTTCTCGTATTCAGGTTTAACCGCACCTTTAGACACAGTTTTTTGTAATTCCTGTGCCATTAAATACAAGTCAGCGTCTTCCTTCTTAGCTACATCTAATGCTCTTAACATAGATGGTTTATAGACATGCCAGCTTTTACTTCCTGCAGTTTTACTAACAGTTTTTAAATTATAAACTGCTGCATATGCTGCCGGATTATAAACACCTTTGTCATCCTTAAATCTAAGATTTTTGATCAACTGATTTAATTCTCTCGCAGGTGTTAAGTTAGATGATCTCATAGTAATTACTGCAGGTCTAGGTTCATCACCTAAAACTATTACATAAAAATATGCAGTTTTTTCTAAGTAGTTACCATTTGATAATCTATACTTACCGTTCCTTTCTTCCACAGCATCTTCTGGTACTGATAAATGTGTTCCAACAGGTGGAGCTGCTGCGTCCCCCATTTCCTGCCATTCTGGAAATCTTGTTTGCACGTGTGCAACAAGAACATTTACACCTTCATTGCCATCAGTAAGTGTGCCAAAACCTTTAGCATAAATCATGCCAGGTTTAGCATTCTCAATGTACTTAGCATTGCTAGAGTTACATTCAGGTGATAGTTGATGTAGGATTTTTAAAATCGGAGTTGACATATCATCCGATTTGATTTCTTCGCTACCTCTACCAGAATCACTTCTTAAGTTGATAGTAGCCAGTGAACCAGCACTGTTTTTCTTCGTCATAGCATTTGTATTTGCCATATATATCTCCTTACTATTTACTATTTATTATTTACTTTTTACTTTTTAAATACGTTTGATTTCCATCAAATGTATTAAATAGTTCTTCTGGAACTTCACGACCTTTGTCTTTCCATTCCTTCATAACTACTTTGAGTGTCTGTGGGTGAACTTTTTCCTCTTGGATAGGTTCAAACCCACCAGACCTCGCAAGGTTGACGTAATCGACCGCCTTGTTATCTTCGCCTTGACCAAATGATACAATAACATTATTTTTTACTATATCACCTAAGCCATTGTCTCGAAGCCAGTGTATCGCCTCTGCTTTTTTATCAGCTTTAACTGAGGCACTATAAATTTTTTTAACAGTAAGTTCAGAACCATCTTTTAATTTTAAACTAGATAGATTCATATCTTCCATTAATTTTGGAATAACAAAACAACTAAAATATTTCTCATCTTCTTTTCTATCTTTTATTTTTGCTTCCAATTGTTTTATTTCTTCTTGGATTGATTGTAACTTTTCAACTTCTGTTGAAAGTTTATCGGGATCAATACTCGCAGATTGATCGGGTGCGTCTTTACGCAAGTCAATTAACATAATCGTTCTCCTATACTTTTAATTATAACTTTCATGCATGGCATTATAGTTATTAATTTATTAATGTCAAGAACTATTTTTGATGAATATTTATTTCTATAGGATAATAAGTTTTTTCTTGTCTATCCCATTTAAGTAATTTAAACTTACCGTTTGTTATTTCTGAAGCTATTGCACAAGTAACACCAATAATTGCAGGATCACCGTTTAATAGTAAATAATCTTTTTCTGTAAAATCTTTTAATTTTTGTCTTATTGAAAATATAAATGGTCCAGGTGAAAACATAATTTGTTCTAATGCTCTGAACATAATTTTTATGTCACCGTATTTTTTTGCACCTATAATATTATATTTAGGTTGTCCTGTTCTAGAATCTACTGGAATGTCTTGTAATAAATAAACATTACTATTTGGAGTAGAATCTTTTTGTGTACTTTTTGCAAATTGCATATTGACTTTTTCCTTTTTTAGTCTTATTATAACAATTAGAAAGAAAAGTAAATAGTATATTATGAATTATAAATTTAAAACAAAGCCATACGAGCACCAATTAGATGCTTTAAAAGCTTCTTGGGACAAAGAAAATTTTGCGTACTTTATGGAAATGGGTACAGGTAAATCAAAGGTGTTATTAGATAATGCCGCAATGCTTTATGATAAAGGCCAGATAAATGGCCTGCTTCTTATTGCACCAAAAGGTGTTTATAAGAACTGGTATGATCAGGAGGTGCCAACGCACTTACCTGATCATATTTATAGAGAAATGGTGTTATGGAAAACATCAGATAAATCTTCAAAACAAAAAGAAGTTTTAAATAAATTATTTAAAACAGGGACTGATCTTCATATTCTAATTATGAATGTAGAAGCTTTTAGTTCTGGTAATGGCACAGAGTTTGCAGAAAAATTTTTATCTTGTCACAAAGCAATGATAGCAATTGATGAGTCAACTACTATTAAAACACCTACATCTAATAGAACTAGAAAT